ACCTTGCTGTTGTAGATTGTTGTATGTAATTCTGTGATATTCTTTTTTTGTTCCAGGTTGCAAGTAACCAGTATCAATAGCATAATAATTACGATCGTTTTCAATACAATGTTTTAGTGCTTTTTGTCCACCTCCGCCTAGGCCGCGAATTATTAATGTGTTGTCTGATTTTTTTTCTCTGTCAAACTCACTAATAGTTCCGTTACATCCTATAATGAAATCTTCTAAATAAGGATCATATAGTGCGTTTTTCTTACGAAGATTAAATCCGTCATCTTCTGCTGGCGCAATTGCTGCAACTTTAATACCCACGTTTCTCTCCTCAAACTTTTCTATACTTTCTTTGCTTTTATAAACATGCTCGTCAGGGTCAATCCAGCTGTTTAATAAATTATGAAAATAGGTTTTAGTTTTGGCAGGCAAATCTAAATCCATTGTAAGTTTTATTTTATCTTTACTGCGTTCTAATTTTTTTTTTGAATTCTCTACTTGAGTTTCTAAATATCTAATTTTTCCTCTATACCAATCAAGTGCATATTCGCAATCTTGGTATTGGGGAAACCAAGGACCGCCTTCTGTATAGTGTAATGCTTTTGGTTTACCGTCTTCTGGTTCCTTATACCATCCAACTAACCAATTCCATTTGTGACTAATTTCACCTACTTCGTCATCACTTAACCAACTAAATCGATGTAAAAATGCACCTGTAGTTGATTCTTTGTTTACTAACTCAGCAGTTAATCTTTCATTGCTTGGGTGTCCACAGTTGATTAGCATACAACTAGACCAGTTTTTTCTTGGATAATTATGCTGTTGCTTACCATCCATTTTTAGTCCTTCTTTAGGTGTATAGTCGTGATGAGCGCACATTACCGCATACTTGTCGTCACACTGATCAAACAACTTAGCAATATCTTCTAGAAATACAAAATCACAATCTACAAATAATGCCCATCCTTTATAATTCATCAAGTGGGGAATTAAAAATCTTGTAAAAGTAAATTCAGTTGATGCTAATGCATCTGTTTCTCTTGTATAGATCTGTGCTCTTCTTAGGTCTCGTTGTTTTAGCGGCTCGACATGTACTGGCACAGTAGCTTTATCTAAAATAGTTTGTTTGCATACTTGAAATGCAATGTCTTCACGACTGTCCCATCCTACAAAAACTCTTAACTTATCTTCAATCTCTTCTTTCAATGTCGTTCTCCGTTAATTCTTTTCCAAGCCAAACTTCAATTACTTTAGCTGTATTGTTTCCAATATTAATAGCTTTGTGCCAATACGCAGTTGGTATATCTATACTATCGCCAGGTATTAGTGTACGAGTTGTCTTTCGTCCTTCGCGGTCTTCTAGCATCATAACAATTACACCGTCAACAACATGCCAGTGTTCACTACGACTAAAATGTCGTTGATCACTAAGCGCACGACCTTCTTCAAACGACAATTCTTTTACTTGCCATTCGCCGTTACGATCTAATATTTTATATGATCCCCATGCACGTTCAGTAACTGGCTTTTCCCAGTTACTAAGTATCCAGCTACTTGAATTCTTTTTGTCTTCGCCGCCAATACCAAAAACAAATTCTACATCTTTATTGTTGCCATACATTATTTGTTCAGGAATTTCACCTTCAACTCTATCGCCGCCGTTTGCAACAATAAGTTTACCAGTTGTTGTTTGTAAAAGATACCCAATTGCTTTTGTTGTGCCGCCGGTGTCATCGTCTTCGACTAATATAACATCGTCAACCATTTCAAGATGTCTAACAATATTTGCACGTTCTTCAAACGGCATAAAGGCTTTGCCTTTTTTATTCTCTAACCATGTATCGCTATTAAGTCCAACAACTAGTCTATTGCCTAATTGCTTTGCTGATTTAAAATATTCAATATGTCCAGAGTGTAGTGGATCAAATCCACCAGTTACTAATACTGTGTTCATGTAGGTATTTACTTACTACCAGCCGAAGATATAGTCTTTTCTGACATTAGTAATTTCTTTTGCACCGTAAGACTTTAAAAATAACCCTGCACATTCATCTGTATCAGCTTGTTGTTCACAAACAATAATTGGTTTATATTTTAGTATTGTATCAATTGCACCTTTAAGAACTTCGAGTTCATGGCGTTCACAATCAATTTTTAACAAGCCAAATTTTGGAAGATTTAAATCATCCATTCGTTTAATATCAATTGTTCCTGTACCAACTTCGCTTACATAACTGCCGCCGGTGTTTACATGATCGTATACCATATTTACTTTACTGTTTGTACTACCAAGTGCAAATTTATTAATATAAACTTTTGATGGATTAACATTTCTTTCTAAACAAATATATACTTGTTCAAGTGGTTCGTATGCAAATACACGATTAAATTTTTTAGAAAGAGGTTTTGCCCACAAGCCTACATTTGCACCTACATCAATTGCTATGTTAAAATCAGTTACATATTTGTATGCTTCATCTCTAACATCATCTTGATATTCAGCCGGCCCGCCTTTTTTTATTCTTTTATTAATTAGACGTTCAAAATGATCGTCTGATGTTGGCATCCAATAATTATGTACTAGTTTCATTGCTTCAATACCGTAATATATTTTATTACATTTATGTCAAATTTTTCTACATAACGTTCTGTAATTTTTTCATGCTGAATTTGCCAGTTATACTTTTGTAACTGACGTTTCCACCATTTAGGGGTTTCAATAATTAAATGTGCGTTCCTACCGTCACTTAGTTTTTTCTTAGCTGGATGACAAGCAATTAAATGATAATGATATTTTGTAGTTCTAGTAAATAGATCATCTAGTGTTTTTTCCAGCATGTCGACTTCAACATGTTCAAGCACATCGCTGCTATAAGTCATGTCAACTTGTTCGGGCAAGTCAATTGGACTTGTTACTGGGTCGTATGTATACAATTTAATATGTGGATATGCTTCAGATATTGCTTGTGAAAGATATCCTTTACCACTTCCAAAATCTAAAAAACTATTTACTTCCCCACTATCAAGAATTTCTTTAACTACCGCAGGAATGTCAGCGCCGCTTCCAAACGCTGACTTACTGTGTAAAGTTTTTAATTGTTTTAAATATTCTGCGCTATGTGCCATTACAGTGTTGCATCCTCCATGCCAGCAACTCTAAGTTTTACAACATTAGTAATTTGCCATTGCTTTTGATCAAGTGCTTTAAGAACACCCAACCACTTGTTACGCATTAGCGCAAACTCGTTGATAATCTTTTCGTAGTCAACGACATCTGCCTCACCGTCTACGTATTTTTCAACGTCACGGCTTGACAGAGCTCGTTGATAGTTTTCAAGATATTTCTTAAAAAATGAACTACGCAATCTACGTAGCTCAATATTTAAGTAGTTAAGTATTGCTTCAATCTCTTGAAGCTGATTAAACCTTTGCTCGACAATGCCAGGCATTTCAGCGGCAGCACGTTCAACATTACCTTTGAGTCTAACTTCACGTTTTGCTTCTACAAGTTCAGTTTCAAAATATTGTATAGCACTTGGAATTTTAGAGATATCACGTGATACGTCTGAATACCATCCCATTACTCATCCCACTCTTGTTCGTAGTCTTCCTCGTCTTCGTCTTCTAAGTAGTATTGAATTGCAGCATCTAAAAGTTTATCATTGCCAAGTGAAGACTTTAATGTCAAGTCGTCAACACCATAATCAACTAATAAGTCAACAAATTTTTCAGCTACAAGTTCTGGCTGTTTCTTATCTAGATAGTTTTTAAATAAGTTCCAGATATCAGCAATTTGGTCTTCATCCATTTTCAGTAGTTTCCTCGATTAAGTTATCATCGGTATTTACCAATTGGGCTTCTAATTCAGCTAGTTCTGCTTCTCTTGCTAACCTCTCGGCTTCTGCTTCATCGGCTGCAACTTGTGCTTCCTTAGCTGGCAAATCTGCCATAACTTTATCGAGTAGTTCGCCAGTCCAACGCTTGCGGAATTCTAGAATAGGTTCGCCGCTACTCATAACATACTCGTATCGATTGCCTTTCTTTTCTAGTAAGCCTTTTGCGTCCATCAAGTCAAACATACCGGAGTATGGATCCATACCAGTTTCGTATGGAATTTCAACTTGTACACTTTCAAACGGTTTATTATAACGTGTTTTCATTACTTTACACGCCGCTCTAATGCCATGTACTTGTGATGTTTTGTTGCCGTCTGCATCAGTTTTAAGTTTAAGTTTCTTCATAGCAACAACCATTGAACTTGCATACACAAAGCCCGAACCACCTGAGATCTTGTCATCTGGATCAAACATATCTTGTGATGCATATGTGTGATTGGTTACACACATACCTACATTATAACTACCAAACATATTAACGCAGTTAGTTACAAGTGCTTTTAGTGCCTTTGCTTTACGTCCAAAGTCACCTTTCATATCACCTTTTTGGAACTGGTCCATTTCAGTTGGTGACATAAGCATACCTAACGAGTCAACTACAAACAATACTTTAGGACGTTCTTCTTCGGCCATCTGTTTATAATCTTCCATAAACGTACTAACTGTTTTAGCAACATCGTCGATCATTGCCATATTAAGTTTTAGTAGTTTGTCTTCGCTTGTATCTACTTTTAATGCTTGTAGCCATGTTTCATCAAGTGCGTTTTCACTGTCAATTAGGACAACAAAAATACCTTGATCTTGTGCGTATTTTACAATGTTACCTGACACAATGTAAGATTTACCTGCACCGGATTCTCCTGCAAATACACTTACTTTGCCTAGCGGAATACCTTTAGTAAAGTCGCCGCTTAGTAAGTAGTTTAGTGCAAAGTTGCCTGTACTAATCCAGTCTGTAGGATCGTTAAATCCTGCACTCATACCCGTAATAGATTTTGTCAACGAATTACGGAATTTCGTTGGATCAAATGTTTTACTGACCATTGTTTCTCCTATTCTAAAAAGCGTAATGGGGGATTGCTCCCCCACTATAGTTTATTAACCTTGACGTGAACGAATCATTGCAAGGATATCTTGTGCTCCACCTTCAGTTGCTGCTGGTGCAGGTGCTGCTTCTGCTGCAACTTCTTCGTTAGACTTAAACGGAATATCATCATTACGTGTGTCTACTGCTGGTGTAGGAGCCGGAGCACTTTGACTAACGGCTGTTGCTTGTGGTGATGCTGGCTTTGATGGATCACCTGTACGGGCTTGCATGCCTGCTGGGCGGAAATATTGACTCCAACGATCTGGATCGTAGGCTTCGCCATCTACACTTGCTTCAAACATTTCTGCAAGAACTTTAACAGCCACTTCATCTGGCTTTTTAGGAAGGAAGTCATTAAGATTAAACAGTCCATGTGTATTAACTGCATTCATCTCACTGTCGCTAAGTGGGCGATCTCTACGTGCCCAATTACTTGCGCCGTAATCTGCATATCCACCTTTGGAACCTTTTGCAAGACGGAAGTCTACACCAGCAGTATAATCTGTTGGTAATTCTTCCATATCTGGATCCATAAGAGCTGCCTTAATCAACTGAAAGATTTGTGGACCAATAATAAAACGTCTAACAGGATTTTCTGGAGTAGTGTCTTCTGCTAGTGGATTATCAGTTACAAATCCTTGGAAGATATAAGAACGTTTCTTCCAATATTTACGACCCATATCTTCTAATGATGGATCTTTAAACCACCCACGTACTTCCTGTAGAATTGGACAGGATTCGCCGTACATTTCCATACATGGAACTTGTACTTGTACTGGACGTGAACTTGTATCGCCCTTTACACCGCTAAATGGAAGTTTAATCATCAAACGTTCTTTCCAGAAGAAAGTGTTTGAATCGTCCCCATCAGGTAAAAAGCGAAGAGTAGTTTGTTCGCCTTCTTTCATATTCCAAAATGGGTAAATTGCGTTGTCGCCACCGCCTGTGCGTTGACCGCCTGCGCCGGCTTCTTGTTCTTTAAGTTTTGCTCTAATTTCTGCTAATGATGCCATAGTTATGCCTCCTATAATGTTGCCTATGTCTTGTGTTTTTGTATGCCTTAATGTGCAGTACTATTACATACTACACAATATACTAGTGTTTGTCAAGTCTTTTTTTAAAGAAAAAACATAAAAACTTATTAGCAGATTATTTTAAACCTGCTAAATTCTTAATTCTATCTAGTGCGCCTGGTTTCTTTGGTGCTTCAGGAGCTTTGTCGTACTTTGGACCTGGGTTGTCTAAATCCGTAGTACCCATATCTTTTTTATCTTTTTTCAACTGCATATATTGTGTACCGTCTGTTGCTATTAAGCCAAGTTTCTCAGCATCTGCTGAAGCTTGTTTTATATGCATCATTGGATACATTTTCTTTACTTCCATAGTGTCTGGATCGTACAGTACAATATTATTTTTAAATTTATCAAACTGCGAGCCCTCGCTTTGCTGTTTAGCTATTTCTGTTTCAGGATATCTACTGTATTCAGCCTCTTGTGCGTTACGCTGTGCAACCATAGCTTCTACTTTTTCAATAAATTGAGCAGCTGGCTCTACATATTGCTCGCCATAATCTTTTTCTACCATAGTAAGTACTGCTGTTTGACCTTTAGGAAATGTTCCGTTTTCTCTATCAAAGTAAGATAGAATGAACTCTCCAATTGGTGTTTTTTGCTCTTCTTCTGGTTCTGGTGTGCCTGCTTTTGCTAATTGACCTTTTTGATTAATTTTAACATCCATTGTATCGTCTGCTTCAGCATGACAATCTTCTTCGCAATCGCATCCTGATTTAGGATTGCCTACTTCGCAACCACAATGCTTACAAGTATCTGTACTTTCAGCAAACTGGCCCATTAGTTTATCAATTGCTTTTTCAATAAGAGAATCAATACTGCTTACTGTTGTTTCATTTGTTGCTTTGTTCTTTTCGTAACAGTCGCAATGTTTACAATCTGGACTACATTTGCATTCTGTTACAGGTTTGCCGCAACATGCATCTGGACACATTTCAACTGCTTCTGCAACTAAATCTTCTGGACCTAATTCTGTTGGTTTTACAGCTTCGCCTACTAAGTTATAAATGTATGGAAATACATCTTTTAATTCTTCGTTAAATTGTTTGATAGTTAATTGATCTACCCAGCTGTCAGCAATATCAGTTGGTACATCTTCAATTACTGGTACTACAAAGTTTTCAGCAGCTTCTTTGTAATATGCAGGTTTTTGTAAATTTGCAATTGTTTGTTTTACTTCTTTAATACGGCCTTTAACAACATCGCCATAACCTTCGAGTGTTTCTGCCATTACAGTACTACGTCCAACATATTGATTGAACTTGCGTAGTTTTGACATCTCTTCTGATAAGCCGGAAATATACTTACCAAAATCGTCATACGCATGACCGCCTTCACTAACATGCAATGCCATAGCTCTTGCACCACTTAGATGCTTGTATGGATATTTAAATTTTTCACCGCTTGGCGATTCAATAAAAATACTACCAATCTTTGTTCTTCTACTTGATGCACTTTCTACATTAATTGGAGCCGAATGCTTAATTGCTATTCTTGCACTTCCAATTTTTTGGTAACTAATTCTATTGCTACCATACATTGCTGATTCTGCCATATTATCTCCGGTACGATTTACTGCTAAAAATTCGTAATCTCTTTTATCTAAGTTTGTTTTATTAATATCTCTAACATCAAACTTTAACATGCGTTTTTTTGCAAACACTCTAAGCTCTTTTAAAAAGTTATACCAATCGTCTTGGATTGATTCTACTTGTCCATTTACAAAGTCTTTTGCAACAATTACAGTAACGCCATTTTCTTCATCTAGAGATACACTTACTTTTCCTAGTTCCATGCCTTTTGTTTTGTAGGCAAATTCAAAAAAGCGAGCCTCTTCGGGCACATTTGTTACAGTACCGTTTTCGTTACCAATTTCTACGTCGGTAAAACGTCCACGTATTTTATTAAACATATCTGATGCAAAATTATTAAACTTATTCATACTTATATTTATCAATAACTGCCACTAACAAAGATAGGCATGGGCATTTCGTAATCTTCATCGTTTCCCGATTCCATCTGTGTAAATGAATTATAGATATTAATATCCCAATCTTTCATTACTGTAATCATTCTAAGTACGAGCAACATTGAACTAACTAAGTCATCAGTACCGCCTGGCTTTGCCTGATAACTACTGCCTGTTGCAACAAATGCTTTTAGTTCACTTATAAAAGGTTTACTATGAACAATTAATTTTTTATTTTCGACCATTGTCTTTAATCGACTACATGCAGTTACTTTTGCACTATGTGTAGTATTAAAGCCTTTTCTAAATTTACGTACATGTCCTTTGCGCATCGGTTCACTAATAAACATACCGGGTATATTTTCTTCACCGTGATCGTTAATTACAATTAGGCATGCTTCGCCAATGCCATTGTTTTCTACGCTCCAGTATATACCACTATCATCGCCACGTTCTTTTGCTATGTAATCGCATATATCTTTTAGTACTCGTATCTGTCCTGGAATACTAGTTGTGTTATGCTGCCATTCGGCAACTTGTATGTATGTAGGAAGTTCAACTACCTGTATTGCACTATAGTCTCCGCCTGTACCCATACTAGGATCAAGTGCTATTGCGTAATTCTTATCAGGTGAAATTTTTGTATAAAAACGAGTTTGTCCCATTTGTAAGGTAGGCGTAATACCTTCCATTTCGGTTAGGTGTAATGAATTAATTAGTGTTTCATCGTATACTAAGAATTCACACCCGTATTCACGTCTAAAACGTTCTTCACCAATACGTCCAATTTCTTCTTCTTTCCATGCTTCGTCTCTATCAGGATGCTCACTCCAATGTGCAATAAAACTATGAAAGCCGTTTGAACCAACATCAGATTCGTTGCCATGTGCGTCAAACTTTTCTTCTGCTTGTTTCCATATCATAGCAAACGTATCTTCGTCGCTGTTTGGAGTACTAGTAATAATAGCTCTACCACCAGTTGCTAGTGTAGGTGAAATTGAAGTCCAAAACTCTTCGGCAATATTTGGAGGCACAAATGCAAACTCGTCGCAGTATAGTAATGAAATACTCAAACCACGTCCTGTGTTTCCAGTTGTTGTTTGACTAATAATACGTGAACCGTTTTCAAACTCAATGCTACCTTTGTTATAACTTGTAACACCTGCTCTAATATAATTAGGACAAAGTTCGTATACATAACGTATACGTTGCATAATTTCTTGGGCACCTGTGTATTTGTGTGCTGCAATAAGAATAGTTTGATCTGGATTAAACATTGCATACCATGCTAGATAGATACTAGCACACGTAGTCTTGCCTGTTTGTCTAGGCATCATATTAATGTTAAAGCGATAGTTGTGATAACTGTGCATCAAGCCTAACTGATATTCAAACGGATCAAACAAAAGTTTACCTTTTACAGGATGCTGAATATGTGCA